GGAGGCGCTCGCCCGCAGCCCGCACGCCGGACGCGCCCCGGTGGGAGGTAGCCCGGCATGAGCGGCAACGCCCTGGCGGACGCCCTGCCCGCCGAACTGCGCCTGTCCGCCGCCGACGTGGCGGACCTGACCGACCCGTTCGACGTGCGGGCGCTGCGGCAGGACCTGAAGGTGCTGCTCGCCATCGTGCAGCGGTGCGCCGACCTCGGCAAAAGGCCGGTCTACGTGGAGCACCAGAAGCTCCGGGAGGGCATCGGGCAGGAGTGGGTCTACCCGCGCGTGATCGTCCCCCCCGAGATCGCGCGCTGGGCGGAGTGACAACGAAACAGAGGGATGGCAAGGAAAGGGCGGAATCCGATGGGACATGATCTTCAAACGGCGATAAAGCAGACCCAACTTACCGAGGAGGAGATGTACTTCGTCCTCCGCTTTGCAGACCGGGTCGGCTACAAGGCCGCCATAAAACGGCTGACGGGTAAGCCACTGCGCGATCTGCGCCGGAAAATCGTCTGGTTCGGCGGGTGGGAGTCGCCGGAACTGTCGCAGTGGGATCGCGGCGTACCGGCGTGGGACATATTCGCCCGCGACCACCGCAGCGAAAAGCCCCGTCGTCGCATTACCAACCCGTTCCCTCTAACCATCCTCTCCGTGCTGACCTGTTACGGGTGGGGTTGGAATCTGCGTCTCGGCAGGGGCTACCTCGTTTACTCCAGCTACGAGACCGGGCGGCGTCGCTGTTACTGGTCGCCAAACGGGACGCCCCAGCATCCCGGGACCGTCATGATTTGGCAGCGAGAGATGGCACCGAAGGAGCGCCGGTCGTAATCTGAGCCGAATGAAAGCGAGGGCTGACGTGGAGGACGTGCTGGCGTTCCTGGGCGGCCTGTGGCTGGCCCGAAACCGGAGGAGGCATCGATGAACGATTCGGAGATTTGGAAGCCGAAGCCGCAGATTAACAACGGCGGCGAACCGCACGGGTACGAGGGGCTGTGCGCCTGCCCCGGCCGGGTGGAGAGGCTGGAGGCGGACGTGGAGAACCTGCGGGACGCCCTGCGGGACGTCACCGACGATTACGCGGGCCTCGTCACCAGTGACTACCAGAGCCACAACAATCCCGACCCGGCGGCGAAGATCGAGAGCATCCGGCGGGCACGCGCCCTGCTGGGGGAGGCAAAGAATGGCTGACAGGCCGACCGTGGGCCGGGTGGCGTTCGGACCCGCCCCGGTTTGCGCGCGGGTCGTGGCGAACCGGATCAACCAGAAGCCGGACATGCACCGCATTCGGGACCGGTGGTTCGGTTGAGGATCACCTGCCCCGCCTGCCGGGAACACGGGCGCGAGACCTACTGCGGCGAACTGTTCGGGCGCGAGGCCACCGTCACCACCGGCCGGCGCGGGCCGGGCGTCAAGGTGGCGGACGTGACCCGCACCGAGGTACACCTGGCCTGCCCCCGCTGCGGCCACACCTGGCGGATCGAGACCGCCGAACAATCAATGGGAAATTCAATGTCATGCCGTTTGAACCAGGACACAAATTAGCCCCCGGTGGCAAGCGACCGGGCGCGGGGCGCAAGCCGGACCAGTTCAAGCGCCTGTTCGAGCAGGCCGCCAAAAAGGTCGTCACCGCCGCCGCGATGGAGGAGATCGTCCGCTCGGTCGTGGACAACGCCCGCCAGGGCGACACGAAGGCGCAGGCGCTCCTCTTCGACCGCCTGCTCGGCAAGGCCGTGCAGCCCGTCACCGGGGAGGACGGCGGCCCCATCGCCATCTCCGTGAGGGAGGTCGTGGTGCGCCTGCCCGGCACGCCCGCGGAGGAGTCCGAGGAGTCTGAAGAGTCCGACGAGGCCGATGGCGCATAAGTCGCTCTGGCACCAGGACGGGGAGACGCTCACCCTCGACCTGCACCCCGGCCAGGCGGAGGCGTGGACGGCCCCGGAGCGGTTCGTCTTCGTCATCGCCGGGGCGCAGTCCGGCAAGACGAGTTACGGACCCTGGTGGACGTGGAAGGAGATACAGCAGACCGCCGACCCGGCGGGCGGGACCAACGACTACATCGCCGCCACCGCCTCGTTCGACCTGTTCAAGCTGAAGATGCTCCCGGAGCTGCGGGCCGCGTTCGAGCACACCCTGAAGGTCGGGCGCTACTGGTCGGGAGACCGCGTGATCGAGCTGAAGGACCCCGCCACCGGGCAGTTCTGGGCGGAGCGGGCCGACGATCCGATGTGGGGGCGCATCGTGCTCCGGAGCGCGGCGAGCGGCGGCGGCCTGGAGTCGATCACGGCGCGCGGCGCGTGGCTCGACGAGTGCGGCCAGGACGAGTTCACCGTGGAGACGTGGGAGGCCGTGCAGCGGCGTCTCGCGCTGTTCCGGGGGCGCGTGCTCGGCACCACGACGCCGTACAACCTGGGCTGGCTGAAGACCGAGATCGTGGACCGGTGGGAGGCGGGCGACCCGGACTACCGCGTGGTCAACTTCGCCTCCACGCTCAACCCGCTGTTCTCCCCGGAGGAGTTCGCCCGGCTCGAAAGGACGATGGAGGCGTCCCGGTTCCGGATGTTCTACCTGGGCCTGATGGGGCGCCCCCCCGGCCTGATCTACGACTGCTTCGAGGAGGCGGAGAACGTCGTGGACGACTTCCCCATCCCCGGGACGTGGAAGCGGTACGTGGGCCACGACTTCGGCGGGGTGAACACGGCGCTGGTCTGGATCGCGGAGGACCCCGACAGCGGCGTGTACTACCTGTACCGCGAATCGCTCGACGGGGGCAAGACGACGAAGGAGCACGTGGACGCGGCGAAGGCGGCGGCGGTAGGGGTGAACGTGGTGCGGCGCGTGGGCGGCTCCGGCTCGGAGGACCAGCAGCGGCGCGACTGGGGGCGCGAGGGGTGGAAGATCGAGCGCCCGCCGGTCGTGGACGTGCAGAGCGGCATCGACGCGGTGTACGGCCTGCTGAAGCCGCGCGTGCTGAAGGTTTTTCGCTCCTGCAAGGGCACGCGCGACGAGATCGGCACCTACAAGCGCAAGATGGACCCGAACACCGGGGAGCCGACCGAGGAGATCCTGGACAAGCGCAAGTTCCACCGCCTCGACGCGCTCCGCTACGTGGGAACGGTCCTGCGGAACCCGCACAAGGCGAAGTTCCGCCCGCTGTAGTTCCGGGTAAAGTGCCATTGGTACGGCGTCCCTTGACAGCCTGCCCGTTCGTGCCGTACAATCACCATCAATCGCATTACTGACCGCGGACCGCTCCAAGAGCGCCGCCCATCGAAGTCCATCCGCCATCGCGGCGGGGGCAACGACGGGCGGCGCTTTCGCTTGTTTCAGGCCCTATGGGAATCTTCGACCGCTGGCGAAAACCGAAGGGGGAGGGCGACCGGGTCAAGGGCGACCCGGTCGCGTTCCCGCGCGGCACGGGCGGCGCGGGCTCCGGCGGCGCGTGGAACGTCACCGGGGGCAACCTGCTCCGGTTCCTCGGCTCGAACGTGGAGGGGTACGACGCGCTGCTGGCCCCCGGCGCGAAGGGCGCGATCGTCCCGGGCGACGCCGGGCGCTTCTCCGACAACTCCGCCGTCGCCGCCTGCCTCAACTGGATTCTCACCTCCTGGTCCACCACGCCGCTCCTCGTCGGGCGCATGGAGGGCGCGGAGTTCGTCCCGGTGGAGGGCCACCCGCTGCAGGAGCTGCTCGCCCGCCCGCACCCGGAGTACGACGGGAACTGGCTGGTGGCGAACTGGCTGCGCGACCTGTTCGACCACGGCAACTTCTACGCGAACGTCGTCACCCGCAAGCAGGAGGGCACGCCGCTCCACCTGCAGTACCTCCCGGCGCACCTGGTGGAGCCGCGCGACGCCGCCGACCTCACCGAAGCCATGATCGGGCACTACGAGTACCGACCCGGCGGCGCCGCGCTCGCGTCTATCTCCCCGCGCGACATGCTGCACGGGCGCGTGTGGCCGGACCCCGACGACCCCAGGAAGGGCCGCTCGCCGCTGTACGCCTGCTGGCGCGAGATCTACGCCGACAACCTCGCGTCCCTGATCTCCGCCGCGATGCTGCGCCGCCCGCACCCGTCCGCGATCCTGTCCCCCGACGGCGACGTGGGCGACGTGACCGACGACGACCTGCGCGTGACCAAGCAGCAGGCGGAGGAGGTCACCAGCGGCGCCCACTCCGGCAGCGTGCTCGCCTTCCCGACGCGCGTCAAGTGGCAGCCGATGAGCTTCAAGCCGTCGGAACTCGCCCTCGGGGAGATCCGCAAGACGCCGGAGGAGCGGGTCTGCGCCGTGCTCGGCATCCCCCCGGTGGTCATCAACCTGGGCGCGGGCCTCGAACGCTCCACGTACAACAACGTCGATTCGGCCCGAAAAAGCGCCTGGCAGGACTGCCTCATCCCGCTGCAGGACTTCGTCGCCGACATCCTCACCCACGACCTCATGCCGCTGTTCGAGGGCGAGGCGTCGGACCTGATCTGCCGCTACGACCGCTCCCAGGTCGGGGTTCTCCAGGAGGACCGCACCGACGAGCGCAAGGTCATCCTCGCCGAATACGCGGGCGGGCTCATCACGCTGGACGAGGCCCGCGCGGAACTGGGCCGCGACCCGATGAAGCCCGCCGACCGCCCCAAGCC